GGGTCATTCTCTTCTTCTACTTTGGGGTCCTGAGTCTCAAGGGGATATCGTCAGGTGGTTCCAACTTGGGGGACTCTGGACTTTTGTGGCGCTCCACGGAGCCTTTGCTCTCATAGGTTTCATGCTGCGTCAATTCGAGATCGCCCGCCTGGTGGGGATCCGTCCTTACAATGCCATCGCTTTCTCTGGACCCATCGCGGTCTTCGTGAGCGTGTTCCTAATGTACCCCCTTGGACAGAGCAGCTGGTTCTTCGCACCTTCCTTTGGAGTTGCTGCCATCTTCAGGTTCCTTCTGTTCCTTCAGGGTTTCCATAATTGGACTCTCAACCCCTTCCACATGATGGGAGTTGCTGGTATACTAGGAGGAGCACTTCTCTGTGCGATTCACGGAGCAACAGTAGAAAACACTCTATTTGAAGATGGTGACCAAGCAAATACCTTCAAAGCATTTGAACCTACACAGGAAGAAGAGACTTATTCGATGGTTACAGCAAATCGTTTCTGGTCTCAAATCTTTGGTATTGCTTTTAGTAATAAGCGTTGGTTACATTTTTTCATGCTTTTTGTTCCTGTTATGGGTCTTTGGACCAGCAGTATTGGTATTATTGGTCTTGCTCTTAATCTTCGTGCTTATGATTTTGTAAGTCAGGAGATTCGTGCAGCAGAAGACCCAGAGTTTGAAACCTTCTACACTAAGAATATTCTTTTGAATGAAGGTCTTCGTGCATGGATGGCACCTGTAGATCAACCACATGAGAACTTTGTGTTCCCAGAGGAAGTTCTACCGCGCGGTAATGCACTCTAAAAATAAATAAGAGGAGTTCTTCGAACTCCTTTTTTTATGCTCCTCATTCTTATACTTTTTATAGTGTTTGGAATTTTTATGTTTCTAATATCATTGACAGACCACTATCATTACTAACAATTATGAAAAACCTATCACTTTCGGAAGATCAAATTAAACTTCTTGCCGATGCTGTTTGGATGCGCCAAAGATGTTTTATTGCTGGAGATAGAAGATTTAAAGAATATGGAGCAATGTTAGACACGCTTCTTGAAGATATGGATTATACTCCTGAAAGATCTTGATATGATAACCTCTACAACATCATATAAACTTGCGGAAATTATTAGAGATACTTGGCCTGGTCTTTACAGACCACCAGTAAAGAACTATAATAATCAAAAGACATTTAATAATGAAAAAGTACAACAGTGAAGATTACTTTTCAGTGATTGAAACCAAGACTGGAAGAAAAATTTGTGACTGTGCTGAAGAAGCAGATGCTCTTATGATGGTTTCTTTTGATCCACAAAATAGAACCATTACAAGAAATAAGTTTATGATGGGACAAGTTGTTGATATTGAGATGCCAAAAGAACTTCCAACAAATGAAATAGTAATCAATACAGAACCTTATAAGCAACATCAGGAAGAGTGGATGGTTGAAAAAATTAATCAATTACCACAAATCAAACTTCCAGAAGGACAAGGAATCCCAGTTAACGCTAAATAACTTTCAGTTTATAAAGAATTATGAAGTTCACAGTTTATTCAAAAGATGGTTGCCCATATTGCACAAAAGTTCAACAGGTGCTAGAGTTGGCACAACTACAGCATGTAGTCTACAAATTGAATACTGATTTCACTCGCGATGAGTTTTATGCCGAGTTTGGGGAGGGTTCTACTTTCCCCCAAGTAATTGTAAATGATCAACACATCGGTGGATGTACGGATACTGTTCAATATCTAAAGGAGCAAAATCTAGTTTAATGGATAACAATCTTCACGAAGTTTGTAACGATGTAGAAAAAGCAATTGACTATGCTTTTAATGGTCAGTTTGTTTTGAGTTTCTATGAATATTTAAAAGTTCGTGGTACTAAAAAAATTGAAGTAGAACAATTTATTGAAAGTGCCACAGCTAATGAAATTAGCAATCTTGTAATGGATTTGGACGATTATCTTGAAGGTGGATCGGATGAGATTCATAAACAACTTCGTGAGGGATATGGACATATTCCAAAACCACAAGCAAGAAAAATAAGAAATTACCTATATGGTATTCTTGAGGATGCCTGGAGATATAGTCATGACAAGAGACCAGGAAGGAAAAAGAAGCAAACTAAATAAATCAGAACCTCAAATTAATAGAGGTGTTGAATTATTACTACGCAATAGGAGGAGAAAATCATCAACGCCAAAGACTTTTCAAGTGAAGTTTGGTAAAATGATTTCTCTCTTCCGTAGAGAGTTTCATTTCTTTATAGAATTTCATTTTGATATTAAAAAAAAATAAACTCTCTGGAGAAAGAAAATGGAAACAGCATATGTAATAACATTTGTTACGATGTTCACATTGCTCTTTTTTATGGTAGGAGGTATAATAGGTTGGTTAACTTATAGACATTTATTGGAGTCAAGACCTCCATATTTACATCCAGAGTTCTTTGATGAGAATGGGCAGGTTATTCCTGACGAAATAGTATCTGTACGATTTGAAAATAGCGATTACGATTATGACTACGACGAAGACGAGGAAGAAGAGTGAAGATAGTATTGAATCTCTTCCCATAAATCCTTTTATTTTTGAAATTTTAGAACTTGCCTCAAAGCAGAGATCTAATGCTAAGAAGGTAGAAGTTCTCAAAACTTATGAGAATGATGCATTAAAAACTATTTTTATTTGGAACTTTGATGAGAGTGTTATCTCTCTTCTTCCTGAAGGAGAAGTTCCTTACGGCGATGTGAAAGATCAAAATGTTTATTCTGGAACTCTTTCAGACAATCTTTCCCGCGAAGCAATGGGAGGAGAATCTGCAACTGTTCAGGACCTTCAAGGAAGAGGACGCACCTCACTTCGTAAGGAGTATCAAAATCTCTATCACTATGTGAAAGGGGGAAATAACACTCTTTCAACTATTCGTAGAGAGATGATGTTTATTAATCTTCTTCAGGGACTTCATCCTAAAGAAGCAGAATTGTTGGTTCTAACAAAGGACAAAAAACTCACAAATAAATACAAAGTATCTTTTGAAAATGTCAAAGAAGCCTATCCCGAAATTACTTGGGGTGGTCGTTCATGACAACAGCAGTAGGAGAAAAAAAGAAAATGGCAGAAAATAAAACCAAAATCAATAAAGTTCTGCCGCATGAATATGGATGTGAAATTCTTTTAGAAAAAACTACATTAGAGCAAGCAAAAGATTCTTCTTTTCCAAATGATGCATATTTGATTTGGTACATTGTAGATGGTGAAGAGCATCTTGACCTAACTCGTTGTGCAAAAAGAGTAAGTCTTTTTGATATGTACTATGACAAATACGGTCCAGGTTCAGTTCAAAAAATTGATTTTGGATATGGGCGAGTGAATCCCAAACTTTGGGGATATAAACAACCTGAGAAAAAGAAGAGAAAATGAGTGCAGGATTTGGTGGGTCTCCCAGCGAAAATAGAGTTGGTAAAGACGCAAAAATTACAATTGATTTGGACAATATTGACCAAGTAATTAAACAATATAAAAAAATTAAAAAATATCAAAAGTCATCTCTGTTCGCTATTAAAACAATGAACGGTACAGAAGAGATTGTAAGTTCATTGATTAAGGAAGCGGAGGAAAATCCACTGTAAAATGGGGAAGCATTATTTACTTAACTTGTATGGATGCTCGTTTGTCCTTTTGGACGACGAGCGTTGTCTTATAGACTTATTAGAAAACGCAGCAGTTGCGAGCGGTGCCACTGTGGTTCAAACCATTTCAAAAAAGTTTGAACCACAAGGAGTCACTGTAATTTGCCTGTTATCTGAAAGTCATATAAGTATCCATACTTGGCCTGAAGAAGGTAAAGCGGCTGTTGATGTTTATACTTGTGGAGATTGTAATCCAAAGATTGGATGTGATATCATCATTCAACAACTTTACGCTCAAACACATACATTAAGTTACATTGAGCGTTAACTAAATACACTATATCTGGAGAAGTATATGCTCTCTACTCAATACCGTCTTCGCCTTGAAGCAATCTGTGAAAGAATTGTAAGAGGCGAATCTGTAGAGTTAAGTGAAATGATATGGGCAGAAAAACTTGCCAAGTCAAATCGCTCAGCAGCAACTATTCTAAGACAAGCAAGACGCCGTGCAGCTAATCCTGATATGCAGGAAGGTAGTCTTGATGATTTTATGAATGCATTGGATTTGGGAGATCCTGATCCATCTAATCATAGAACAAGATTCAATAGTGCTGACGATATTATTGATTTCTTTACTGGAGATAAACCAGAAGACTGGAGACAACGCGATTAAACTGTATCGCATTATACAAAAGTTTTTGCATAACTATACTAACAGGTCTATAATGACCTTACGTTCATCCCTTTGGGACGGAAGTAAGCCGACGCGGAACGGATCGTTCATTCGCTATTCGAATATAGCGAACGCAAACGCCGACTGAAGGAACGCTCTTTAACCTAAAACTTAAGGAGAAAACCTAATGTCTAAAGTAGTATATCGTGGTGTTGAATATGACACCCAAAAGCGTCTAGAGTATCAACAACAGATGATGCAGCAACCTCAACAATACAACGAAACCTATCGTGGTGTTAAGTTTGTAAAGGAGGGTCATAAGTGATGCGGAAACTAAACTTCCTACAATTAATTAAGGAACAAAAACAAAAAGAAGAGAGGCGTCAAAAAGCATCTCTTGCTACTTTGGTAGCAGCAAAATAATTTGAGAGGGGACTTGACTCCCCTCTTTTTTTTGTCTATAATACCTTTGTCGAGGTTAATAAAAATGGATAGAGAAAAGCTTAAGTTGATTGTCAGAAACCTTGAGTCTCTGGTAGAATGCTTAAAGGCAGAGATTGAACCTGAGACTGAAACTCAGGTTAAAGATCCTGTTTATGAAGAGATTAAAACTTTTTTAACTGACTACGACGAAGTATTTTATGACGAGGAAGATGAATACGATGTACGATGACTTTGAGTTTATGAAACCAGAAGTAAAACTCATTAGTGTTACTCCCGATGCAGAAAAGCATATGGCATATTGTGCTCGGGTAAGTAATCCTGCAAATCAAGACAATGAGAAATTTTCTGGTTTACTTAAGTATTGTATTCAACATCAACACTGGAGTATTTTTGAACAAGCTTCAATGACTGTTGAGATTAATACTACCCGTGGACTGGCGGCACAAATCCTTCGCCACCGTTCGTTCACATATCAAGAATTTTCTCAACGTTATGCTGATACGAATCTTCTAAACAAAACTATTCCTCTTCCTGAACTACGTCGTCAGGATACAAAGAATCGTCAAAACAGTATTGATGACATTCCTGATTATTTGAAACTGACCCTGACAGAAGACATCCGTGTTCATTTTGAGCAGGGTCTACGCCTCTACAATCGTCTTCTGGAGAAAGGAGTGGCAAAGGAGTGCGCAAGGTTTGTACTGCCTCTAGCAACACCCACAAGACTCTATATGACTGGCTCAGTGCGTTCATGGATACATTACATTGATCTTCGCTCTGCACACGGTACACAGAAGGAACATATGGAGATCGCAGAACTTGTTCGTTGCATCTTTACTTGTCAGTTCCCTGCAGTATCTGAAGCACTTGGTTGGACTCGTGAGGGATGTGCAGATTGTGTTGATCCCCCTTCAGTAACTATTGAATAAATATCCTTACATACTATGGAGGCATAAATTGGCAACTT